CTCAATTGATTAATCTGAGCCTGCCGCTGCTTCTCAGCCATCTCAGTCATCTTTTGCTGGTTACTGATCTGTTCGCCTAAAGTCTTCGTATTCTTCAAGTCAACGTCAGCTCCAGCCTCTTCTGCCCGTATCTGGGTGTCCATCCTGTCAGTCTCTGCTCTAAACGCATCAATCTGCTGGTCGCCCTGGTCATCAATCTGCTCAGCTTGCATCTTCTGAGCCTCAAGCTGAAGTTTAAACTGATCATTTTGAATCTTAATCTGCTCATTCTGCAACTTGGCTTGCTCGATCTGCGCTTTAAGCATTTCTGACTCAGCCGTAAGTTGCTCGGCCTGAGCGATAATCATGTTGGGATCAACTGGCTGACCGCCCTGCTGGGCCATCATTTCAGCCTGCTGAATCTCTGCCAATTCTTCTTCGGTCATCTGTGACTGAGGAATTAGACCCGCCTGCATCATCTGCTCACGCTTGCGTTCGGCTATAAGACTAGCCGCTGGTGTCGCTATGCTTTGCAGCAGTAAGTCACCCGCTATCTGCATAAGACTCGGATCGACTTCAGCCAGAGTGGTAATCGCCTCAATAGTCTCCTGCTGCCTGTTTTTAAAGCTAGGACCAGCTCGACAGATAACATCGTAAGTGCCGACGGAGAGGTCGTTTACAATAACCATCTCGCCAGTTTCCTTATCAATTACCCGCTGGTTAAGTTCTGCCATGTCAAAGGTTTCATCTTCGCGCAAAATTCTGACCGTTCTTTCTGTGTCGTAGACAGTGGGAATAGCGTCCTTGAGCAATTTTCCAGTTGCCGCTATTGCTATCTCCATGCTTCTGGAATAGGTGTAGGTTGTGTTGTTGCCAGCGTTCTGGAGCTGCTTAATCGCTGTCCCAGACTGATTGTTGACGCTCTCGCCCATGTTGGCCGAAAACATACCTGACGTAGATGCCATCATTCCCTGCATGGCGGTGGACACTGTTCTAAGACCAGGATTAATCTGCGCCCCGCCCTGCTGCTGTGGAACTTGCGGCATCTCTGGGTCTGGATTGAATATCTGCACCGGATCAGAGTTAGTGTTTAAGGTCTGCAGCTCGGTCTCATGGCCTAGAGCCTGGGTCGATGTCATCCAATACTTCGCCCTTGGAGCTAGTGCGCCCTCCGCTACCTCTCTTGAAAGTGCGTAGTTCATCACTCTCTGCGGGTCTAGAAGTTTCTCTACCACGCCCCAATATATCGTTTTTGCCTCATTAATCTTAAAATTGCCGTACACAGGAACAACAGGGATTCGGTTGAATACTGTCTCTTTCTTTTCCTCTAGCCAGTTCTCTGCGTCAAAGAATCGCGAGCACACCCTGTGAGATTTTCGGGTGCGTCTTCTAACCTCGGTAACGCCTAGCTCTGCTAGGTCATCAACGACAGACTCAAAGTCATCATTAACCTCATGCGTTTGGCCGTTGGACATCATCACCAACTCTCTTTCGTGAGATTCCACGTATAAAAACTCACCGATTCGGATTACCTCGGCCTTGTCATAGTAGGCTTCGCCCTCTCGATCATCGGACAATGATTGCCCCGAACCTTCAGGCCAGCGGCTGTCGTATTCCTCAACTGAGATCGGGTGAAGCACAAAGCAGTAGCGCGAATCAGACTTATCCTGAAGCTCTGCCGATGGGTCAAACCAGACTCGATCCAAAGGGTTAGCGATCTTTTCAATCAGTAAGTCCTGATCAAAAGAATTATCATCTACATATTTCTGCACGACGCGCCAAGCGTCAAAGCCAGAGGTAATCATGCCCCTAGCAGACTGACCATAAATCTGGGTTGAGTTGCTCATATTTTCAATATTGCGAATAATCCCATCAAATGTGCTTGCAATAGCCTTTGTAGCCTTTCCACCAGCGGGTGATACCCTGATGTCAAAATCAGCCTGCTCTATCTCAGAGGACACCTGAGCGACTATAGGGTTGCACTGGTCAAAGGTGTAGCGAGGGTTGCCATCGTTGGCATTCCACCAGTACTGTTCCCACTGCCCTGTTCTCTGGTCTAAGAACAGATGGGCCTCTCTAGCGTGCTCTCGCAAATCATTGTCAGCTTCTTGACTAGCCGTCAAAAGATTGACTACTTTGTCGTGGTCATCATATTTGTCATAAAACGATAGGGTGTCGAATTCAGTTTGCTCGCCTTCCCCCTCTTTATCTAATTCTTTCTTTTCGTCTTCCATTTTAACCCCAACCACTAAAATTAAGTTTCACGGCATCTTGTCGCGTTGCTTTGGGCGAGAACATCGCCATCATCAAGGAATCGCCCATGTTTGGCGAAGGTAACTGATAAGGCTTCTTCGCCATATCTATCTTGCTCATAATCTGAATTTTACCACTGTTCGAGCGTTTTTGAGGTATTCGGCAAACCTCACTGCGTAATTGATCAAGCACATCAATCTTAGAGGATAAGGATATAAGCTCTTCTGGGTTAATGTATTCGCCCTTTTCTACCGCCCGATAGGTCGCATAGAACCTATCCCTTAGCTTCCACCAGTACTGCGCCCTCTTGTTGAGAAAGGTGTCTCGATTAGTCTTTGAGTCCGTTCCCGAATACGGTAGCTCACTATCATCGGGCGACTCTGAACCTCTAAACTGATGCTTCTGCATCTTAGTTGATTCCAGTTCCTGGTCAACCTGACGCTTTAATGAAATACCCAGCCCATCGCAATCCCACACCAGCCAATCAGCTTGTGCGTTTCTGGACTTTTCTAGCGCCCAGTCCATGCCCTCGTTGGAGTCTCCTGTTACCTTCTCGCAGACATCAAGAATGACCGAACCCTTACGCAAGGCAAAGCCCTTACTGTCACCACCCTCATCTGAGGGATCGTGAGAGGCTATAACAGCACCAGTTGCCTCAAAGCCTAGCTTCTTGTGCGAATCAATCGCCGCATCAAACCATTCAGAGGGAATTATCGAGTCCTGCACATCATCAAGAAAATGACCAGCCCAGACATGACTAAACAAGGCGGGTGACATCCGTACCTTATCACCCGCCATCTCTCTCAGTAAAACATCTGGGGCAAGTCGGTTGTCCTCAATATTGATGGATATAATAAGGTGGTCATCATCCTCATAAGAGCCTTCCCTAAGCAACTGCTTTTCGTAGGGCTTAATGAATCGCTGGCTGAATGCGTCAACTGAGGAGCGCGGGTTAGCAGAGAACCATATCTCTGAGCCTTCCTCTCGCAGTGTTGGCGTTAAGGCTTTAAGCGAATCAAAGCTAATAGTCTGGGCCTCTTCAACCCAAAATCGTTGGAAACCGTGTGCAGACTTAACTGCTTCTGGATCACGCGCCAAACCTTTAAATTTAAACATAGGTTCATCATTAAGCAGGATGGCGGATTTCTGGACACTAAAACCGTGAAGCTTTAAACGATCAATCTCTGCCTTTAAAAGCGAGTGAACAGAGTCATCAATAGAGTTCTGGTACTCGCGAAAGCAAAGCGTCTTTATATTCTTTATCTGTGCATCCATCAGGCACATATTGGCAAAGCTCATGCTCTTGCCAGAGCCACGCCCACCAATGGCTATCTTAAACCTTTTGGGTTCGAGAAAGCGGTTTAGCTTTGCGGGCAGATAGATTTCTGGCATTACTTTTGCATATAAGTAAATGTATAATTTATACTTTAACCAATTTTCTGTTAGCCAAATGACCAGCAGCGACTAGTTTCTTGTTTTGACCTGTATATTCCACGGCATGATGGTGCTTTAGAAGCTCTTTACACAGCCATTTCTTGCCCACTTTAAAATCCCCAAGGTATCTACCGTATTTGCCTTTTTCATGGGTTCTCAAAATGACCTTTGTGCCTACTGGCATAAAGGCTTCTACAAACTTTTTAGCTAAAAGCCCGAATTTCTTTTCTGTTTTATCACGGGTGCGAGACTCGGGTGTATCAACTCCAAACAAACGAATGCGACCACTACTGCCACGAATAACGACATTCCAACCAAGATCAACATCAACATCGACAGTATCTCCATCAACGATTTTTACAACAGTGGCTTTGTACTCATACATACCTATTTGTCTTAATCATTGAGGTGACCTCGATAGCTCTCATTTTGACCTGTCGCGCCCACAAACTGTCCAAAAACTCTAGGCTTGCGAGGTCATGATTACCCGCTTCCATATGAGCAATAGCTTTTTTGAACTTAGCAAAACGAACCCGGCCAAGATTAAAGTGCATATTAATAATTCCGTCACGCCTTGCGCCTTCTTCTAAGTCGTTAAACCACGGGTATTCCTTGGCTAACTCTGCGATTGTTCTGGCTACGTCATTGCTGAGCATATAGTCTATTTCTGTGTCGCTGATGCCCATTCCTTTGTTAGCGCCATCTGGGTGGATATTCCGACCCGCCCCGATATGCCAAGTGCCGTAGGGGTCTTTGTACGCATGATTTTTAGTTCCTTCTTGGCGTTTGAGTTGTTCTATTAATTTGTCCATCTTAACTTCCATTATGAGAGCTTCCGAAGTAGAAGCTGGCAATGCCACTAACAAGCCCCCCAAGATAACCAAGAACAAGGTTGACAATGGCATCGTCATTGCTCTCTGGAGCCTGGAGCGTAACCATGAAGATATACGCCAAAAACCCAACCATTGCCAAAACTGCAATAAGTTTAGGCGTAGGGTCTTTCGCAAATGTCTTTCTTGCGTCTTGCCTGTCTTCGGTCTCAAGCCTGAACCCCTCGATATTCGCAGTGAGCTTTTTTATCTCTAGTTCTGCGTCCTGCAAGATTTCTGCTTTTTCTGGTTCTCTTTCTATAACTTCTTCAATCTGTTCAATACTAGATGTTTCGGGCATCCCTAACTTTTTAGCGGCTATTTTAAGTGCCATTCCCGCAATAGGATTGCTACTAGCTACTGTTTTAAGCAGCGTAGGGGCTAACGCTCCCAGAATCCCTTTAAGTTTCATAAAAGATTAGCCATAACTTGATAAGAGCTTCCACATTACTAACCGCTTTTGTCAGTTGCTTCAGCCTCTTCCTCCTCGACAATTTCGTCAATAGTGTCGCAAACATCAGGAAC